ACCATACAGCACGATCAGGATACCTGGCGGCTATTTGTAGATACAAGTCATCTGCGATCATTTCGCATGACTTAAAGTCAAGTTCTAAAATGGAACTTTGATTATTGTTGTTGGAGGAATAGAGATTTTCGATCCAGCGTTTGAACTGGATGAATTCGATATCTCTGTCATTGTGGAATACATCGATCCACACCCTGAAATGAAAAATGTGACGATGAGGATTAGCAAGGAATGATACATCATATTCGTCTCCTGTGGCCAAGTTAGGATCTGTTGCGGCCGCTGGGTATTTATGAATGCCTTCTTTACGGAATGTAATCCAAATCTTACGCTCGGCTTTTTCCATAATGCGTATTGCTTGTTCTGCTAGTGCTTGTTGTCTTTGATCACTCATTTCTGTAATAACTCCATAGTTACAATTTTACCAATAGATTCTGCTAAATTTTCATCTGATGTAACAATGTGTAGCTTGACACGGTTCTCATCTTTTTTATAATCGTACCACTTGGTCTCCACCACTGTGCCGCCAGATACTTGCTGGACTTTAAATCTAATAGGATCCGGCAAGTCAATACCAGATTCTTCATCTTCACCAAGTGAAACTGAAATAAGTCGATCACGGGGATCACTTAATTCATAACTGTAGTCCCAGGCCCATTTTACTATTTTTGCCCATATCAATCTAATCATTTGATTACCTCGTCCTTGGTATATTTAGACCAGTCAGTAAACACCTCACGCTTTTGTAAGTCATGTAACGAGTGGCACCAGACGCCTGGGTTTGTTGCTGCAAAATCTTTGTCATCAATTTTAATAGTAGCATTGTATCCAAATTGTTTAATGTAGGGGATTTTAACGGAAATCATTGGAATAAAATTATGGTATTCAACTAGGGCTGATTCGAGTAACCCTTCGGCACAATATGAATCTAAATCTAAGGTACACAGTACATCAAACTTTAGACATTCTTCAATCATATCTTCCCACTCCTGCCAATCGTTGGCTTCATTGACAGCTAGCATTGGAAAACTTTGATTAGCACCAAAATATACATGTGTACAGTCGTTATTTTTAAGCATATTCAAAATAACACTAGCATCTTGTATACCTACTACAAATAGGGTACGCAATCCAAACGCAGGAGTATGTTCTACTTCTGTGCCGATGAAGAAACTAACTTCTTCGTGACCTTCTCTTTTCATTAATCGCTTTCGTTATTACCGGTTTCGTATGCAATGTTAAGTTTAATTTTAACAATTTCGTCTTTTAAATGCAACCTTTGCTTCTTCAAAACTTCTAAAGTTGCATCTTCGAATACACCAGTACTTTCCATACCGTCGATCCGTTTGTTAATTTGAGCATGTTCATTTTCTAAATGAGTTAATCGATTTGATAAATGGGTAGTCATTATGCCTCCAAAGCGTCTAATTTATTTTGATCTAATTCAATTTCGTCACCATCAACACCATCATCAGTTTCTTCAACATCAAACAAGACATTAAACTGTGCTCTAGCATTTTTAGTTTTTTTGCCTTTGAACCCACGAGTACCGACAATGTCCATCCAATATCGATCATAGTGTTCGATAATAGCTTCTGCCTCGGACCGATCCGAAGTAGCAAAAATAGCGTCTACAATATCTTTGAACCTAGCATGATCACCATTTTGATTCCACATCATAGCAGGCCACGAGCCGTTATCATATTCTCGGTTAGCTCGTTGTACTGATTCAATATGCATCCAAACATTATGTCCCATTAACAATGCATAGCTAAACGAATCCCAAGATGTCTTGCCTTCTTTGCCAATTTTGTTTAACATACCAGGAGCATAATAACAAATATCTTTCATTCGTAATTGTAAACTGATTGGACTTTCATCAAAGTGTGGCACGAATCCTTCTTGAACTACAGTTGGACCATATGGCCGTATATCTGTTGAATATTTTTTATCATCAACAATAGGACTCATACGATAGCACCACTTTTCGTTGTGCGGTAAATCAATGTGATGATATACTTGTCCGTTAGCTGTGGCTAAGAATGGACTAGCACAATCAAAACTAATAGTGAACGCAGGGTTAACATATTTGCGAACAGCTCTTTGGATGTCTGTAAGCAACACCGCCCACTCCAGTTTACTTGTGCCTAAGAAGTGCATCCAATCGTGAACACCTTCTTGTAACAAGTTATCATGGCGCAATGCTACCAAGCGTTTAAGCACCAAGTGGATATCACACATGTTCTGTCCACCCATACTCCAGCCATTAAAGTGTGTATCGGGATACTTTGCAGGATCGCAGTAGTCCTTCATTAAATTGTACCACTTGTCTGCTTCTGCGTGATTACTACCTTGTAAAACATTAAGGAACTTAGCACCACCATTCTTAACACCTTTGCGGTGTTTCATAAAGTAGTCATTATTAAACTTAGTTGCATCTACAGCTTCTTGATAGGTAGTAATACCACAGGCCTTACTAGCTTTCTTATCATGAATAACCCAAGTTGGAATATCAAGGATCATACCATAGTCTGCTATACCATCCATCCACTTAAGAACAGCGTCACGCTTTTTTTGTGCTTTAGGGCAACCACTACCAGCTTTCCAGTCACCTTCCCACAAGCCCTTAGCAATTTGGAATCCACCCGAGTCGCCTAGCATAAAAGAACCTGGATCACGATTACGAACCATGTCCTCGCTCCAGTCTTGCTTGTTAAGATCTAGATTAGCATGCCCTCCAGAACAAAGTGACCACTTGTAAGGAAACAATCCTTGCTGTGGATTCAACCAGTTCATCATTTCCATATCTTTAAGACCTGCAGGCATACGGGCAGGGTCTACATATGGGCCATTTACTGGATCACGCTGTTTGCCGACAAAAGTAGAATAAAATCCACTAATAGCCGGTAAGAACACAGCGTAATCTTTTTGCTTGGCTGTTAAGTTATCTTGGGTCATTGTCAAAGAATTTTCCTGCTAGTTTACCAATACAGCCAGCCAACGCTATAATTAAAATGAATAGTGCCGCGAGTTCGAGTAATACTAAAATTACAGCAATCATTTAGATTGTGCTGGTAAAATAAAGTTATAAACAGCAAGTCCAGAATCAACAGTAATCTGTGCGGCTCCATCATCGCTGATCTTCATTACTTTATCGCCATACAAATCAAGAATACTAATTACAGTCTTAATTGGCCACGACCATGCACGTTTAAGTGTACCATCAACATCAGTTTGAAATACAAAGTTACCGGCATGTGTTGAGTGATCACCAAAGTAAAACTTAAGGTCACCATTTTCTGTTTTAGCTTGGAAGTTGACTTCTTCAGCATTGGCTGCTGCCTGCATTTTTAAACGCTGAATAGCGGCTGCAGTTGGTTCAAATTCAATACCCCAATTAGCGCCTTTGAACTTAACAGTTTTAAGTTTTTCGTTAACAATTTCACTGGCCATAAAGCGATATGAATTTTTAAAGTCGCCTGTTTTGTTTTCAAAGTTAAGTTGATCTGGTGCACCTGTAGCAGTACGATTAATTGCTAAGGTAGCGTCATCTTTATATGCTTCTAAGTTTAACAAGATTTTAAGTTTACTTAAATTTGGCATACCAAATGTGCCAATAAAATCTGCAACCGGATTAGCAAATTTACCTTCAACAACAACCGAACGGTCTTCAGCAAGCCCGCTAATGTTTGTTTCTTTATCAGTACCAGTAATTTTAACTAGGTCAATACAACCTAAATCAAAGGTATGTGATACTAAGTCTTTTAAATGATCTCTCATGGTTAATTCTCCTTATGTGTGATTATACTATGTTTATTTAGATTTTGCAACTAGTTTGGTAATTAAAATTCAAATAAAGATTGAAAAGTGTTTTCGGTATTAGTAGCACTGGCTAGGTCCCAATCTAATACACTCAGCAAATTATCAAGTTTTTGGTCTACTACGGTTGCTTCCATGGCTCCATCATCAAATGGCAAATCGGTAAACCATTTAGGTAATCGTTGCTCATCTGTTGGATAACCAATACTGGTCCATCCAAGTGGATTGGGTTTTAACTTACATACAATAGTTTTCATGCCATCGATAACTGCAATAGAATAATTGTCGCTGTTCATTCTACGCAGATTATTCCAATTAAGTGCCGCACGGACATGCCCTGGCATATTAGCACGACCTTCTTTTTCTTCTGCGGCACCATATTTGGTCAAATTGTTTACACGCTTAGGGCTACCTTTTTCCCACGCTGGTCGATCAGCAAACGCATACTTGAATTCGCGAATACGCTCAATAATCTCGTCACGCTCAGTACCAGTCAACACTTTTTGTAGAATCTCGTACAAGAACTCTTGAATAACCTTGGGCGTATCACTACGCTTTAGATCTAGGCCCATGGCTTTAATTTCGCCAGGCTTGCCATCCACATCTTTACGCTTGCCTTCTTTGTCGTAAATTAATACAGCATAACGCTTCTTGGTAATAAACAAACTGTTAGACGCAACTAGTTCGCGACCAGCTTTGATTAACTCGCCAGCTTCTCGTGGGCAATGAAATGCCTGTTCCATGAATGCTGGAAATGATTCATTAACTTGATCCGCAATGCTGTCATAAAGTTGAATACAAGTTTCTTTACTCCATTCCATATTGCCTGCAGCTACTTCATGCTTTAGTATAGGCCAAGCAGTAAAATAACAACTATCAGTATCACCATAAATGATGGCTTCGCCTACATGGTCTTTAATGCCGGTGACTAATTCATTAATATGTCCGGCCATGTGACGGGCAATAGCACGACCAGTTAAAGTAGTTGACTGCCCAATGCGCTTGTCAAAGAAACGACAATGCGGATTTAAAATTGCACCGTACAATGAGTTTAAGTTAATCTTTTTAACTAACTGACGCTTGTCCCAGAACGCTTGTTCTTTTGGATCAGTTGCTTTCTTTAAATTAGCCTGTAATTCTTTACGCTCGGCATACCAACGCTCTAGCAATCCAGGCACAACACCTTTGCGCTCGTAACTTACAATAGTTCCATTGGCAGTTAACATCCAAGGTTGATTACTATTAAAAATCATCTCCCAAACTTCACTAGCACTATGTACACTGGTATCGCCATCTTGCCAGTCAATAGTAATTTCAGTACCGCGCTGTTGTTCCATAACGGCTGTGTATTCTAATGTACCAAAGATATTTTCCCAAGCCGCTGCAAATGATTTCTTTTTGTTGTCAACTAGATCATAGATATAATGGTCAGTCATGATAGGGCGTAATTGACCTACTACTGTTTCCATTCCCATATTCAGCGCACGAATAGCTGAGGGATACAGTGAGTTAATGTCAACAGCACCTACCCATGCATGTACCCCTTTCTTAGGATATGCAACATACGCACCAGCGGCTGCAGTATCTTCGTCGGTTAATCTTTGTTTACGATTTGGCACTACAAGTCCACGCTCATGAGCTTCATTGATAATGGCTTGTTCTGTTACGGCTACAGCACCCATTGTGGTTGCTAACAATACTGTGTTGGCGTGAGCAAGTTCGTTGGCTAAATCCAAGAAGCGTAACTTTTTATCTAACTTATCAAGTAGTAATGTATCTTGTCTGTTATATTCTAAGAACTTTTTAAAGTCTTGATTATACAGTTGATCCAAAGTACCTTCGTATTGTGTCTTAGTGTCACCTAGCTCATATTCTGCAATAGCATCCAAGCTATAACTATGACGCTCTTCATATGTGTACTTGCGATAAAGTTGCATATAGTCCATATGCACTCGTCCAGCCAAGTCGTATGTTTGCGACTCTGCGCCAAAGCGTTCAAACATACGCTCTTTAGGAAATTGATTCCATAAACAAAATCTACGAGTATCGTCTTTACTTAACACACGGGTAATACGATTTACTGTGTATGGTATATCATAGCCTTCTGAGTTCCACCCCGATAACACATCTGCATCTTCGATTAGGTCAAGGAATGTTTTAAACATGTCCTCTTCTTTGGCAAATATAATACAATTTTCAAAGTTCTTAGCAATGTCCTGTCCTGATTCTAAGCTCATGTGCTTAGGTGGAACTGCTAGGGTAACTAATTGGTCAATCCATTGTAAGTAAACAGAAATAGCAGTGACAGCATTAAACGGATCTTTAGTTGGCGAAAATCCTTTTTCTTGATGGAAGTCTACTTCGATGTCAAAGAATGCTGTGTGTAATTCTGGTGCGTCTTTATTTTTATAATTATCTTCTAGGCATCGAAAGATAGGGTTGATATCAGATTCATACAACTGTTTGCCTCGTTGTATGGCTTGTTCTTTACGAAACTCTTTGGCGGTGCGGGCAGAAAAACGACTAACTGGGTTACCGTAGATACTAGTAAATTTGCCACGAGGATCGTCATAGTAAAATACATAGCTGGCAGGATATTCTTTATATACCCGCTCGCCATTGATCCGTTCTACAACATGAATGCGATCGTGTTCACGATCATAAAGTGCGTCAATATAACTCATCTATTCCTTTGTGGTCTATGGCCCACTAGCCGTGTTTCATGTTCGTTGAGTGAACGACTCTTACTTCTAACTATAGTACTTATAATGTTTTGCCAACTTGAGTTAAAATTTGCTCGAGTAATTCGTGATCTTGTTGCTCGCGACCAAATTCAGATTTGTGTGCAAGTTTGATAGCTTTTTTAAGAATGCCAGGTTTGATTTCTAATTCTTCTGCAATAGCTTTAATAGTATCATTTAAACCACCAGTAAGTGTTTCGATCTCCATGGTGACCTGGATGCCCTCATTTATAATGGTTTCAAGTTTCTTTGTCTGCTCTGATGTAAATACGCGATCTGACATGTAATTCTCCTAAGTAAGTTTTACTATTATACACGAAGATTTACAGAAAGCAAGAGCCGCTTTTTCCAAATACATTCCGGGCACGACTCCATAATATCCGAAAGGTAGCGGCAAGACCTACACCACCGTAATTAAACGGGTCCTAAGGGTGTTAGTTATACTGGTGAATAAGGATTAAGTTTATAATCCTCTTCGCCATGTTGCTCTGGATAAATTGGATACTCGTTCATTATTGACCTTGGATGTCCCAGTTATAATCAACATTAACT